GCCGCTGTTGATACTGCCCCTCAAAAACAAACGGGGCCGCCGTCTGCATCCTTCTCAATTCTTCTATGCTATGCTTTTCCGGCCATAGCGCTGTGCCGTCCGGTTGAATAGCCGACAGACACAAATGTTCCCATGTTTCGCCATTGCCGCCATTCAGCAACCAGCCGGACAAGTCTTCAACATGCAAGCGCTGCATGACTAAAATTATCGGTGTGGTCATAGGTGCATTTTTACGGCTCTCAAGCGTACCCTTAAACCAGTCAATCACGTTCTGCCGCATAATCTTACTGCGGCTTTCATCGGCCTTGTGCGGATCGTCTATAAGGATTGCACCGCCAAAGCCATCACGAACCTTGCCCGCGCCGTAACCTGTGATTGTACCGCCTGAGCCTACAGCATACACACAGCCGCCCGCCGTCGTGCGCCATTCATCCTTTGCCGTGCTGTCTGTCTTGATCTGCACTGCGGGGAACACGCGTCGATATTCCTCTGAGGCTACAAGCTCCCGCGTATGCCATGAGTTTGTCGTGGCAAGCCGTGCGCTGTAGCTCGTATGGATAAACTCTGAATCTGGATTCTTGCCCATCGTCCAGGCCATGAAGTAAATCATGGCAAGAAGCGTCTTTGAATAGCGCGGTGGTATGTTTATAATCAAGCGTTTGCACTCCCCATAATAAACGCGCATGAGGGCATCACAGATTTGTTGGTGATGTGCGGCCCGCTGCCAATTGTAGCCATAGCGCAAAAGAAACATATATTTTGCAAACGTGTAGAACTCCCCGCTTGAATACCTTGATAAAATTTCTCTTTTTTCTTCATCATTAAATTTCATCTGCCAGCTTCTTGACTTCAACCGCTATTTGTTCGGGACTACAGCCATTGAAAACCGATACCGCAGCAACAGGAAGCGCAGCCCCATCATCCCCCGTTATCTCCTGTCTCTCCACATATCCCCGTTTCTTTGCCTTACACTTCAAGAAAAAGATGCAGGCCGTTGTGTCACCATTGCTGATATTTTGCAATAGCCGGGACTCCACAAAATCAATCTGCGCTTCCATGATTGCCTCGTACTCGGCTTTTATTGCCGGGTCGCGCTGTATCCTTGCGCTCACTGCCTGCCGGGACACGCCCAGGGCTTCGGCAACGGAAGTTTGAAAGCCCTTGTACTTTTTTAGCAGGGCAACAAACTGTTTTTTGCTGCATGTTTTTGAGCCTTCTCTTGCCATTTATTCAACCTCATCATTTTGGAGCGTGACGGTCGGTGCTGCCATTTTAAGTTCCATTTTTTTTGATATATTAATAATTTTATCTCTTGAGATATAGCCATTAAGGAACCATGCCGGGTGTTTTTCTTCTGGATCGTAACGCCTAAGGTATTGCGTTAAGTCAAAATTTTTTTTGATAACGCTTATTGCTTCTTTGGATGATAGAGACTTTAATCTTGGTGAAAAACAAATTGCATAAAAAAGCTTATCTGTCGCCTCTGTCGCCCTTTCAATAATCACGGTTTCAAGTTGTGAGTACGGCGACTCGTTAGAAAAAGAGTGCATAGCTCTTAATTTTGGAGAATCAAATATAACGGAGGCAGATAGACTAGAGGTTGCAGGATAAAGGCTGACCTCGCAATGTTGCATTGGAGTTGCCAAGGATGGTCTGAATGGCGTTGACTGCAAAACAAGTATTACGCGGGTTTTGGGTTTTGCCCTTGCTATTGTTTCGTATAATTCAAGCCTATCAGATTCATTTTCTCTAGGCATGTTGCTAATATTGTACGCCGTTAAAACAGTAGCATTACCACCGAAACTTCCAAGGTGCTCAATTCCATTAATAATATCTGTGTTGCTTATTTTTTTTCCGTAAGCAAATCTAAGCCTTTCGCTGAATCCATCTATTGCGCTTCTTATACGTCCTGCTTTTTTTTCTATTAACATCATTTGATCCCATGTCAACTCTGGCGATTTTCCGTCTGTCAATATAGACTGACTGTAATCGCAACTATTTTGCGTTGATTTTCTCGACCACGTGAAATAACAAAATTTACACTTTCTTGGACAACCGGTAAATGCTTCGCGCCACACGCCGCCCTTGAAATGTATTTTGTTTTCATATAGTGGCGCTTGCGCTATTTTCACATTATGAATATCTGGTAAACACATTACGCTTTCATGCTGGACGCAACCACCCCCTAAAAGTAAATCTATAATTTTACAAATAAAATCGTGCGCCCTTCCAAAAACAGCGTAATCTATATAATTTCTTATTGTGATAGGATTCTGCATTCCAAAACCGCCAGCCACAACCTTAAATGCTCTTTTGCTTTTTTGCCATTGAGGCATAATGGCAACAGATTTATAAAATGCAATAACGTCATATGTTGAGGTAAGACTAACAAGCACAATTCTAAAATTGTGCGCCGTTTCTGGTGAGCAAAAGCCAACATCAATACCGCCACAATTTAGCGCGTCAATAATTACAAGCGCCCCGATGTTATCGTTACCATCAAAGCTATTATTTTTTCTGCGTTGCTTTAGCGGTTTATACACGAGAAAAGCAACATCATTTTTTTTCAAATTCATGTCCACACTTTGGGCAAAAAATTGTCTCTGTTTCGCTTTTGCCGCTTCCTTCTCCTGGCATATCTCCGAGAGAGTCATCAATAACCGGCACCACCACGCCCCACTCGGCAAGCGGCAAGTCGCCCCAGCCGGACAGCATATCCATATCCCACTCACCAAAAGCCGTTGCATTGTCTTTGATAGTTATTTCTTTTTCTTCAAGCTCTGTTAGTCCTTCCATGATAATTGTTGGAACTTTTTTATATTTCAATTCAACGGCAGCGCGGAAGCGCATATTTCCGCCGATTATAATGTTTTCACCTGTACGATTTGAACAAATACAGGGCCGAGCATCAAAAAGACTAGGGCAATCGCTCAACGATTTTACAAGTTTTTTAAATGCCGCATCCCTGATAAATCTAGGATTTCCAGGATTAACTTTTAAATCGCTAATTGCAAGATACTTGATTTCGTATTGCACTTTAATCGTCCCCAAAATTTATAATTTTCTGTTTTTGTAATGGTAATTTTTGCAGCGCATGAACGGCAGCGAGTGCTTACCCTATTTATTGCCTTTCCGCAATCAATACACTTTTTCTTATTTTCTAGTGTGTGCTTTTTCCTGCATGGCAGACAATGCTTTGCACCAACCTTTATTCTTTTTCCACAATCTGGGCACTTGTTAAGCGGGAGAATGGTAAAAACAAGGCCGTGTTTTTTAGCATGGCAATCAGAGCAAAGGGTAGTTCCATTATTTACATCAAGCCTCAATTCAAAATTATCCGAAAACTTCTCCTTATGATGAGCGTGTAAATAGCCGCCGATTTTTCCACATTCAACGCAGGCGTATTTGTCTCTTTTAAAAACAGACAGACGCCAGCTTTTATAGTCTGCCGATTTTCTTATTTTTCATTCGGGCTCGTAATTCCACCTTTCCAAAAATGGCAGTTTGCGCCAGTTCTTGAAATCTTTATCTTTGGTTCGCGTATTTTTATCAATCCTTTATTCCACGGCTTCTTTCCCTTTTTTGATTCCCAACAACATGCATGTGAGCAGAATTTTCTTTTACTGTCCCAGTTTTTATCCTGAAAGCTTACGCCGCAATTATCACAAACAAAGCCATACTTCACTTTGTTGTCCGGATTTGCCTTTATTTTTTTTATGGCAACAGTTTCAATTCTCAATCTTTTATCCTTCCACTTTTCAATCCCTTATACGTCCTCTTGATCTGCCGGATATACCGTCGCTTCGGGTTCATGCCTGCCGGTATCCTGTCCGGCCTGCAGCACAGCCAATGCCAGCCGCGGCGGACAGCAGTCTTGATTTTCTGCCATAGCGACAGGGCCGGGGCAGCTGCAAAAACTTTTCTTATCCGCTTGCTTTGCGTTTTTAAGTCCCTGCTGATTTCTTTTGATACGCGGCCATTCATGACGGCGACCTGTAAAAATAAGTCAAAAGACACAGGCTGATCGTCGCATCTTTCAGCGCCTGCTCTGCGGCTTGGGCGTCGGCTGCAACGAGTATACGTGTGATTTTATAAAAGCCGGTCATCCGTAGCACCATCCTTGCTTAAATTGTGGATTTCCCCAGTGTTCATCGATCCGCTCCATGAGCTGCTCCAATTCTTGAAGTAATGGCGCATTGTCGGGTTCCTGCTTTAACTGTCTGCGTAATTGGTTATACAGCGTGTGCAGGTAGTTGCCACTGGCGTGGTAGTCGAACTGGCATAGGGTGGGCGCTGCCGACGCCGGGTCCTGGCCCTGGGCACACACACACATATCCTTTGTGGATGAAGCACTATCATTTTTGTTTGAATATTTTTTTCTAATTACGTGACCGCCCAATTCCCAAGAAGAAAATGAAGTTGGTTCATTATTTTTAATTCCAAAACTTCTTATGTGCTCAATAATATCAAGTTTATTTTCTTTAATATTTTTTTTCATTTCATCTGTAAATAAACTTATAGGTGATAATCTTAAAGTATTATCATCTATTACTGTTAAAAAAACTTCATAACTTTTTACATATTCCATTTTTTACACCATTATTAAATTATAACAACATTTAATATATTTATTTATCAAGTCCATTTTTACTAGTTACACTAACTACTCTAAAGTTACACTAAAAGAATATAGTATAATAAAGCATTTACAGTAACTTACACACTAACTACACTAACTACACTAATATTACAAATCGTTGTAGTAAAATAAAATATGCTTAGTGTAGCTAAATATAGTGTGGTAAAAACATGCTGAATTTCTGCTAGGATAATTTGCTCAAAATTAGCGTAGTTAGTGTATACTTGTGTAACCATTTGTTTTTACTTTCTTAATTGAAAATAGATAGTGTATCTTTGTGTAGTCTTGTGTAACCATTTTTAAATAAATTCCAGGGCTTCATCCTCTTCAGATAACCACTTTCCATCTACGCCCATGACTTTATCAAACTCAAATCGACAAATATCTATTGATGGAATAACAAATTGTCGGCGTGACTTTCCAGAAATTTTTGATATTTTTACAGTTATGCCCGGGCAAAATTTTATAATATTGCGTGAAAAGTGCGTCCGATTAACGGGGCGATGGTTGCTCATTTTGCTACAGTAGGCAATATACTCATCATAAAGATCAGAAATTATAGCAACGGAGGGCCAGTCATCAAGCGAAGGTTCTTTAAATAATGAGCCTTCAAGCAATCTTTCATACCAAAAATTATCAACACTTTGAAATAAATGATATTTTTGATCTATTAAAGCGTTTGTTATAGGTATTTTCATTAAATCTATATTTGATATGTTCATATTTAATAAATCGTAGAGCATGGCCGGTATGCCGGTTTTTCTATCCATCTGCTTATAAATTGGATTAAAATAGTCGTGGTCTTGCATTTTATCGTCTGATACATCGATCACACAGAAGCGCCGCTCCTCTAATCCAGCCGGAACAACCCATTCGTGATTTGATGATATGATTAAATTAATAAAGTTTTTTACTGCAAAAGCGTCCCGGCCTTTTGGCTCTACGATGATACTTTTCTCTGTTACCATGCCTTTAAGTGCGCCCTCTGATGCTTTATCACCTGCCCAAAAACCTTCGTCGCAATACACGACAAGTGCGTCTTTTAGGTGATTGTTGAACCGGCCTGAAAGTTGGTTTTGGTTGGTGATGTGAAGAAAGTTCTGCCCGAATAACTCACCAAAAATCGAAACAAAACAACCCTTGCCAGCGCCTTGTTTCCCGCGCATAACAATAGATGTTCCCGGGCGCTTTCCCCCGGGGTCTTGCACTATGCGGGCAATCCACGCCAGCACCCATTGAAATAAGGTTTCATCACCGCTGCATATTATCTGCTGTATATGGTTTCGGAATAAAGACCAATCGCCTTGTTTAGGCTGAATTGCAAGACCACGGTAGAGATTATAATATTCTCCCGGGATCGATTGAGGCAGGCCCGGGTCAAAAATAATTTTTTTGTATTCCCGGCGGCGCGGGAATTCTATCCACATTCTGCCTGCAGATTGACGTTTGCCTGCGACCGGATCATATATTTTGTTATTGCTGTAATAATTAAGGAAATCTTGAACGCCTGACAATTCGATATCCGGTTGATTTGTTATTGCGTCGCGGGTTTCCGTGAGTATTAAGAATTTTCCGTTGAGCATTACAACGGCATGCGTTTCATTGAATTTGTCGATGTGTGCGTCAAGGGGGTCTGCTGGTGGTGCTTCGATAGGCGGTGCTGCGGTTGGAGATTGTACAAGCTGCTGCAGCTCTTCCAGTGTGTGTTCATGGTTGAGCCAATCTGTAATGTCTTCCTTTTTCTCACAGCCTGGCAGGTCAACAATTCTTACCGACGCGGCAACCGGCTGCAGATTACGCGCTACGAGCTGCGCGTGGGCTTTGCCGGGTTCGTCGTTGTCGTATAGGATAATGATGTGTTTGGCTGCAAAATGCTGGTTGTAGGCATCAACCCACTTGCCAGCTCCGAAAGGGTTAGTGCTGGCACAAAGGCCGAGCGCTTCCAGTGTTTGACAATCCTTTTCACCCTCAACTATATATATGGTGTCTGCAGCTGCAACCTTATTAAGGCCATACGGCAGCCGCATATTTTCCGGTAGATCATAAATCCATCGGCTGGGGTGCAGTGGATCCGGTCGGCGCGGCATAAAGTTTTTGCGGCCTTTGTAGCGTATGACCTGATATTGCAGAGCACCGGCAGCGTCACAATAGTCGTATTGCCGGTCAATTTCTTTTGATTTGTGATTGCCTGCGCCCGCGCTGCCATGCAGCTCAATCCCCGTCTTTGCGGCATAATACCGCAGTGCTGCTATGAATTCCCCGCCGAGCCCTGGCACAAAATCAGAGGCAACGTCGAATATTGACTTACACCAGACTGCACCACCGCCGTTATTAATATTGAACGCCACCAACTGCCCCAGCCGTGACTCATCAACGGTATTTATGCCGCACGATGGATGCTGCTCCGATTTGTACGGATTAAAGCAGGGGTTCCAGCCGCGTTTGTTTGGGTGCCCTACGAATTTGACGCCCATCTGCTCGTATTCTTGCCTGATGTTGAGTCGTTGCAAAATCTGTGCTTTCACAGTTTTTATGTCATCGCTCATGTGTTTCCCATACCCCGTCATATGATGCCCGATTATTTAAAATAAACGGGCGGAAAGCCGGTCGGGAACCGGCCTTGTCGGGTTGCAATCCCTATCCGCCACTATTGTTTAAAAAACCTGCCAGAACCGGCAAATAATATTTTTTTATTTTCCTATTTTGATTCATGACGGCGCACCGTCCATACTATTGATTATGTTCAGAAAATCTTTTGGAAATCGGCGGGCTTTTTCTTTGGCTAGAAATTCAAGGGCTGCTTCCTGGAATACATCGCTGCGCTTCCGCATGGTTGCGCGGCAGTATCTGTCCACGGCGTCAATTATATCTGTATCGATGGAAATGCTGACCGGCTCGTGGTTGCTGTCGTGGCTCATGCGGCGGCCTGCTCAGATGGATAGAGCAAATTGTCTTTAGGGATTCCAAGGTTGGTTTCAAGGAAAAGTGCATTTTTAGGAGTTAATCCCCTCCCTGCATCAATTGCCTTTTCCCACCTACAGATATAGACCTGTGAACACTTTAATTGATCTGCAAGCTGCTGCTGTGTTAGTTTTTGGCCGATTCGGTACTGTTTTAGAATGTTCATGATTAATAATATACATACTGCGTATTAAATTGCAAGCAAAAAAATACATGGGGAGTTTTATCGTAAAAAAAATACATTCTGTGTATTTTTTCTCTTGCAATCCTATACACGATATGTATAATAGTATTTAGCAACACAGCAAACGGGACGCGCAGACCTCTTGGGGAGCAACACCACGCCCATAAAGAGCAGGCCCGGACGGGTAACAGCAACACAGCAGCATTGATCTTTCTGAAAATTAAAAACGGTCTGCCAGTACCGTGGAACTGGCAAAAAAACAATCATTCACTTTTACTAAGGCTGAAATGCCAAATGACAGTGCAACGGATTGTTTTGAGATGATGTGAGGTGGGCTGAGCCGGTGAGCTGGAACCTAATGCAGAACACAGCAATACCCGGCAGACGCCCAAGCAAGTTGACACAATAAATCAAATACAAAAGAAGGGTGAAACATGGGCAAATATAGAGTAATGGAAGACAACGGATTTTTTCCCGACTGGTTCATCAAAGGCTGCATAATTACAGTGGCCGTCTGCGGCATCATGTGCGCGGTATATCAAATCTATAATGCAAAAATCAGTCAACCTATTACGGTTATCACAATAGCGCCAGAACCGGCCACACGACAACTGGCAGAAGTTCCAAAATTACCTATTACTAAAAAATAACTTCCCGCAGGCTCAACAGGCCGGGAGGTTCCCCCCCCTTCTCCCTCCCGCGCCTGCTGCGGATACTTTTGAAAACTTGAAAGGATGAATTAATATATGGCAACAAAAATTAAAACAGTGGTCATGGATTTGGAGACGATACCGAATCCGGCAATGATTGCGCTGCTGCCAGAGCCGGAAGCAAAAGCAAACTTGAAAGACCCGGAGAAGATCGCAGCGGATATTGAGGAAAAGCGCATCAAGCAGGTAGAAGAGATGGCGCTGAACCCGCACACAAATTTAATCTGCTGCTGCAGCATGTTTGACAT